GTATCCTTTGGTTCTCCCACTCACTCTATCCAAGAGTGCGTGAGTACATTACGAAACTGATCCCAACTTCACACCGTAAAAGTCCGACCCCACTACTCCCCCTTCTACCGAGATCGTTATCAATTTACCTTTTATTTTCCCAACGACTAAATCTCGAACCTTCGCTCGCACATCCCCCCGCTTCCAGATGACGACTCTATCCCCATGATCGATTAGAATACCAATTGAACCTGTAGTTGTGTCATATGTTAATGGAAATCTGTGAGATAATAGATGCGGGATATCATGCTGCTTCAAATACCCAGGGCCGATTAGCAAAGGAATATGACTCCGCCGTGGCGCGCGTAGCGGTATACTAGATGTCATTACATCTGCAAATCCCCAACAGTGGTAGGCCATCACACCAGACACTTGATTATATGTAACATAATCTAATGACTTTATCGCAAAGTTCCATGCCCGATCAACCGTCTCTCTCACCCGTTTAGCAGTCTTTACAAAAAAGAATCTGTGGTCCGCTAGCGATTTTTCTAGTTTATATTGTTTCAGCGCATGTTCCTTCGCTGGACCCTCCTTCATCGCATCTATTTCCGTTTTCTCATCCCGCCACGCCTTATCACGATCGTCACCCTTTTCTTCATATTTATCTACGGAATCATGGTATTCCTCGTCAGGTAAACCAACTCGTTGTAAATCCGCAACTTGATGCAGCGTTAACCCCATATATGAACTAAAAGCTGAAGAGAACCGCGAAACGGCCATGGAAACCGTTATCTTTCGGAGAAAATTCTTTTCAATAGCCGGTGATACGTACTCCCAATGGTGCTTTTCATGCGCCGCTAATCTATTTACGGTATCCGTGGATGAACGTATTTCGAACACAGCGACGTCCAGTGTATTCTCCTTGTCTATATTAGCTCCTGGTATAAGCGTTATAATTAACAGCAGTAGATTATTTAGCGTTGTGACCTCCATTAGAGTCGTAGTTGGTACCTCTTTATATGTCGTTAAATGAGTTATTTGTCGCAACTTCTTCAAATATGGAAAATTCTCAGTCATCCAATGATCTAAGTTGTCTGTCTTCCTAGGTAGATAAAACGGAGGTAAGATGACTACATCTCTATTTAATCTAGATCGTAACACCTCCAAGGGGTGCATATCTTCGTAAAAAATATCAGATAACTGAAATGACTCCTTTCCCTCCACAATATCCACTTCGCTTACTCCCGTTGCCTTTCTAAACCATGGAGGTAAGATCCTTGACATGAGGATGTAATACAGCTCTATCGCACGCATATCATTCACACGAAGCAATACCCGCACTCGACAGCTTATATCGTGTGTCAAATGTTTTGACAGCCGTTTATAATACGGTGCCTGTGTCGCCATTGTTCCCCATACCAATGAGAAAGCATTCACATCCGCTATAGCCTTATCATCTTCATGTAGGTCTTTAACTGTATACATTGTTGTTACCCCTAGCATCTGTACTTCTGGACCATAAACGGTCGAAGCTCTCCACGCCGTTTTCAACAACTCTTTCTCTTTAAACATGTTCCACATCGCAACCATTCTCTTGTTATTTTTCGAATAACTATAATCCGCTAATGCCATCGTACCTGCGCCCAACTGTGGGTCTGAAGGTAACTTACCATGTGCGTATTCCTGCGTACCCACCTTTACATTCGGTATCCTCATTTTCATCCATCCATGTGTAACCTGATCGTACCACTTCCGAGCTACATCTAAAGGATGAAGAGATTTATTGACACAGACCGTGTGTCGTGCGAGATGCATAGGAGTGAACAGCGACTGATGCATTAGCATTTTCCCAATTTGCGTATCTATACGTAGCCTATGATCAAACTCGCCATTCTTGACTATTACCTTTGAATTCATGAAATCAGAAGCAAGTTTCTTCGCCGTGTCGTATCCATCCGTCCGATCTGTCATCCTTATATTTATCGATTGGTCAGCTAAGGAATAGTAAAGTCGCTGCACAACATTTTTTGTTTGTACTACAGGTTCCGTTAAATATACATCCTCAGCTTTCTTTTCTTTAGTGTGATGCACCATTAATCCCTGTTCATCTTGGTTCAAATTAAGTAAGCTCACTTTTACACTCCGTATCTGAGTTAGACTGTTCACATCCTCAGGCCACCTCGATTTTGTGATAATGATTAAGTCCGCTTGCCGTAATAAACATTTCGCTAAATCATCGAAATCAATGGTGCGCTCCAATACAGCTATGTTGTACTCAGCCATGGTGGTAAAGAACCTATAC